GGAAGCGGTGAGTAAGTGATATGAAAGAAGGATACAAAAGTATCATCTTTGGAATAAAATTCAGGAGAAGTTAAATCATGGGTAGATGCAAAGTGGGTGGTTGTTGGACAAAACCAAGTGGAGAACATACTGGTGTTGGATGTGGGTGTTCTTGTCATCAAGAGGAAACCATGGCCGACCAAAAGACGCCTGGTGAACACACGCCAACCGATATATTAAAACCATGTCTCTTTTGTGGCGGTAGAGCTGCATATCACAATAATGTTGAAGCAATCATTGGCTTGACATGGATAAAGAAGATTTCATGCCTGACATTAAAAACAGGATAAATAAATGTTGACTTTAATTTTAAATATTGGGTATAAATAATTTGTGAGAAAAGAACCGTTCAATGAAACCATCGAAGCCTGATAAGATAATATCTTTTCGGGCTATTTTTTTGCCCCATCCATGGCCGAGCTTTGAACGGTTCTCTATGGCTCTGGGGCCTTTTTATTTATGAACAGACTGCCTTGGTTCAGGTTCTATCCCGCTGATTGGATTAAAGGGACGAGGGAGCTTTCAGCTTCAGAAAAGGCAATCTGGATTGACCTTTTATGTTACATGTGGGAAGCCAAAGAACAAGGTGTAATTCAATCCGACTGGAACGGAATTGCCAGGATGACTGGCACGCCATGGCTTGAATGCGAAGGCATCGTTCGGAGCCTTGTGGATAAGGGTGTTTTGGAAATGTCCCAAGTTTGTCCGGCATTTGTCCGGCTAATGTCCCGTAGAATGTCCGCTGAATGTCACGCAAGAGAGAACGCTAGAGAAAGACAGCAAAAGCATAGAGAATCAGAGCGTTTGAGGAAAATTAAATACCGTAACGGACATGTCACAGAAATGTCACAGACAAGAAGTCAGAAGTCAGAAGTCATAAAAGACAAAGACATAAGACATGCTTTTAAAAAACCGACTCTTCAAGAACTACAAGACCACCTAAAAGAAAAGCAGTCAGGTTTAGATGCAGAAGCGTTTTACGCCTTTTACGAAAGTAATGGGTGGCGTGTCGGCAAGAACCCGATGAAGTCCTGGAAGGCAGCGGTTACGACTTGGGAAAAGAGGAATCCCTTAAAAACTAACCCGGAGGTGCGCCATTGGAGCGAGATATCCCCACTCAAGAGATAGACCCTATTTTAGAAGAGCTTGAAGATACGGGGGCTGATCGTATTGCCCATTTCTTGGAATACCAGGCTGAAAAGGTAACCCATTCTACCCAGGTTAAAAGCTACCGGACTGGTTTATTGGGTTTGGATAGCCTGATTGACGGTTTTGAAACAGGAGAGATAAACGTGATAAGTGGGCCCACTGGAAACGGGAAGACTTTGTTTGCTGATAGCATTGGCCAGAGGCTTATGAGGCTTGAAAAAATGAATATCGCCTGGTTCTCTTACGAAGTACCCACCCAGAAAATGATTGATAAGTATGTGAGATCGTTTGATGCTAACGAATTGGGTCTTTATGTCCCCATGGAGCTAAAAGCCGGGAATGTCGATTGGTTAAAAAAGAAATGTCTCCAGGCTCAACTTAAATTTAATTGCCAGGCTGTTTTTATAGATCATATTCACTTTCTTATCGATATGGCTACTAAGCAGAACATGAGTCTAAATATTGGCGGCGTGATGAGACAGTTAAAACACGATATTGCCAAGACATTGAACATCATGGTTTTTATCATTTGTCATCAAGGCCAGCCAAAAGATCAAGAGCCTTCCATTGAAAATATTCGTGACAGTTCTTTCATTGGTCAAGAGGCAGACAACGTTTTTGTTGTTTATCGTTCCCCTGACCCGATACCTGACGAGTTAAAAGGAAACGCAAAAATTTCCGGTTATGAAAGAAGTTACGTTCAAGGTTTAGCGACAGTGAAGGTTGAAAAAAGCAGACGTGCCGGAACATATCGGAAGAAAATAATATTCCAAAAGAAAGGGGATTGGCTAGAGGAACATGAAAACTTTATATGAATCTTTTGGGAAACTGTGGGAGTGGGATACGAAGACTTTGCGTTGGCATTGTCTTGGAAACAAACCAGAAGAAAAACATTTGGATTTAACATGCGAGATGAAGAAAAGCCCAGTTGAATATAAAACCTGGAAGGCTTGGCTTTACGACACTTTTAAAACTTCTCGCGGTAAACCTGGATGGGAAACACTGAAAAATCTCCACGATGAGGAGGACAGATTATTTTTTTATTTGCTGGAGAATCTCTATAAGATGGGCAAATTAAAATTGGAGGTCTAGATGGAAAACTGGAAAGAAGTTTATCCCTATACTCTTGATAAACCGTTGAAATGGGCCATGAAGTTAGCCTTCGAAAATAAAGATGAAGTAATGGCGAAGAAAATACAAGATATATTTCTCTCTTATCGGAAATCTAAATACACGAAAGAGCATCGGGAATTAGAACAGCTTGCTAAGTCATTCAGGGATACAATTCGATGCCTCATTTAAGTTACTGTCCTCTCTGTGAAGTTAAAAGTGTCCGGTTAAATAAATGTTACAAGTGTCAAACTGAATATAGTGTCAGATTCAAAGAGAGGTCTCGTAGGGATAGTGTGGTAAATCTTCCCACTTCGAAGGAGATGTTATCGAAAACAGCGCGTCAGTATTACCAGGAAAAATTATTTAAAAATAAACCTTGACATTTTCAAAGAGGCTTTGTATGCTTAACTCATGAAGAAAGAAATTAAAAAATATCTTGCTGAGATAGGACGGAAGGGTGGCAAGAGCAAATCAGAAAAGAAAATCCGCGCTGTGAAAGAGAACTTAAAGAAAGCCAGAAAAATTAGAGGGGAGGTTCATCATGGACAGACTAGAACAGGCGAAGAGAATGTTTGATGAAGCGATGAAAAAGGCGAAGATAGCAGTGATGGAAGCGAAAGAGGAATTGACTCGTCCTTTAACGGGGGAAGAGGTGGAGGAAAGAGAGATGGGGTTATGAGGTTTATGCGATCAAAAAATTATTCAGTTTGCGCTAAAAAAGGCAGAATTAATAAAACTCGTTTGAATCCGAATGAAGTCAGAGAGATAAGAAAGTCAAAAATGTCACCGAAAGAATTAGCGAATAAGTTTAAGATAAGTATTTCATCAGTTTACAGTATTCTTGAAAGAAAAGCATGGAGATGGGTATGAGTGATTTTAATTGGGGTGCTTATGAAAGATGGTGCAATCGGATGGAATGGGACAATGAGCCGCACGACCTTGAGAGCTGTGAATGTGAGGGCTGTGAGGAGGTACGGGGGGAGCGGGATGCGGAAGAAAGAACTAGGCTGGCCGAAAGTCAAGAGAAACAGCTTCTCTTTGCAGGAATGGCTTTTAACGGGCCTGCAATGGCCTCTGGCGCGAGGAAATAGTAAATTAAGGCCTAACCTTCATTGGTGAGAAAAAATGGCTTAAAACGCAAATTTGGAAGAAATAAGGCAAAATGGGAATAATTGACAAAATTTTTGTATTTGTAGGGACAGCGGCATTTTTATCCACGGTGATATTTTTAGTGGCGTTATGTATTTTTTATATTATTTATTTTATTCGCAGTCGGGTGAAAAAAGGATCTTACTTTGAGCGATGGATGGTATAGAAAATATTTCTTGAAAAAAAATTTATAAAAGGTAAAATGATCTTGAATGTTTTATTCAAGTTTTTTAATAATTGCTTTCTCAATTGGGTTGGCAAGTATAAATTCTTGCGCCACATCGCATCGTTTTAATAAATCCTCGACGGAAAATTCAGAATTAAAAATCTGCCGCGACAACGAAAAAACTCTTCAAGAAAACTACGATTTATTATCGCAGGAAATAGCCTATAAAGATCAGAAACTTAAAGAATTAGGTTTATTGGATGGCGCGGGTAAGAAGTACAATAAAGGCATAAATCCATTAATCTCGCCACAGGGCGCAGAAAGTTGGTTAAAGTAAATGCGTCAGGCAGAATTTGCCCCTAATCACACAGTGGATCCAAAAACAGGATTTGTAGAATCAAAAGCTTACCCCTACGCATTCGATGCGGAAAAAAAAGCTTTATTTCTCAAGATGTATCGTGAAAAAGGCCGGGGAATATACGGAACATGTGAACTCTTAGGAATTTCTCGCAATACAGTAATCAAACACTACCAAACAGACCCAGTCTTCAAACAAGCCTACGATGACCTGGAAGCAGAATATGCAAGTAAATTGGAAGCAATCTCTAGGCAAAATGCTCTTAAAAGCAAGAGTGTTATAGAAAGAATTTTTCAACTGAAAAGTTTGTCGAAAAAAGGCCTCACTCAGGGAAAGTATGATGAAAATAGTGTTTCCGCACCGCACATAACTCTCAATATCGATGCGAATTTACTATCCAAAATTAGAGATCGTGAAAAGTTAATTGACGCTGAAATTGTGCCTCAGATTTCGGATGAAAAAAGTGATACATAATACTTATTATCAGAAGTGATTAAATGGAAAACATTGATAATCAACGATTTGATCGAAACAAAAACCCACGACTTGACCATGCCCTCATCTACATCACGCTGCGTTCCTTAGAATTAGACTTAGGATTAGAGAAATTTACATTGATAGTCAATCATTTTGAAGAAAAGCATGCTTTTGGTTGTGGGGAAAATAAAACCCTGGGTGGTGGGGCATGATATCGTATTGCCTCCACTCCAACCGCGGCATAGAAAGAGGCCGATCCGAGGTTAAAACCATCCATGGAACCAATGTAAAACGGAGGGGGATACGATTTAAGAGGAGTTTGTTGTATGAGTTGAAGGAAACTATCCGTGAAAGTGTATTTTCGAATGGGAGTAAGTGGAGTGAGTTTGTGGGTGAGAGATGGGAAAACGGAAATGGCGCAGAATTTGAGGATTTGTCTTAACATTGGGATAAAGCGATTATAATGATTGATAATCAAAATATTTCTTCAGTTCTTGGTAAAATGGGAAAGAAGCTGCGCAGTGGTTTAGGAGGCCGGAGGTGTTTTAGACAGCATCTTTCTGGCGGTCGTTTATGTCTTGATTGTTACGGGAGCTACATGAAGGATTACAATCAGGAGGGGTCATGAAGGTGGATGGGGGTCAGGCAGAAGAGATTCGCAGATTGGCCAGCACGAGCCTGATGTTTTTGTGTACACAGTTTTTGGGGTACAAGGATTGGGATGGATGTCACGATGACATGGAGATTTTGTTAAGGAAGCCATCGCGGAAAAAGGCGAATGTATTTCCGAGGAACCATTTAAAGTCAACATTTGGGACGATAGCGACATCGATCCAGAAGATTTGTCAGGATCCGAATATAAGGATATTGATATGCAATCAGGTATGGGACATGTCTCGTAGTTTTTTGCGAGAGATCAAGGAGCAGTTAGAGGGGAGCCAGTTGAAGTATCTTTTTGGTGATTTTGTGAGTGCGAAATGGAACGAGGATGAGATTATAGTTCGACAGAGGACGAAAGCCTTAAAGGAGCCGACGATACGGACGGCTGGTATAGAGACGGAGCAGACGGGAGGTCATTATGATGTGATTATTTTGGATGACCTGATGGGGCTCAACAATTCTGCGACACCGGAGCAGAGAGAGAAGGCGAAGAAGTTTCGGCGCAGCATGATTAATCTTTTGGAGCCTGGTGGTCTTGTGATAGAGAATCTGACGAGGTGGCATTTAGATGACACTTTTTCTGATGTTTTGGCGCGTGAATTAAAGTATTACGACATCATGGTGAGGCAGGTATATGAAGCGGACAAAGAAGGGAGGAACAAGCTAATCTTCCCGAAGAAGTTTGCGCGAAAATTTGATTCGCAGAAGAAGGATTGGGTTTTTGTGGATGATCCTTACTGTATGGACTATATTGATTTTCTTAAGAGTTCGATGCCATTGGATGAGTTTTCCGCTCAGTATTTGAACCGTCCTTTTTCTGCTGAGAACCAGTTATTTAAGCCGGAGCAATTCAAGTATTGGAATGATCGTCCTCGTGATTTGTTTATTGGTATGGCGGTAGATTTAGCGTCTTCGACGAGTTCGTCGGCTGATTATACGGCGATGGTGGTGGTGGGCATGGATCATGAATATAATTTGTACGTTTTGGATTATATTCGTGGGAAGTGGTCTAATCCGAGCGATATTGTGGACAACATATTTCAGATGAAGGATCGTTGGAAGCCGAATTCGGTAGGGATGGAGATTAACGGTTTTCAGCGGATGTTAAAATTGGGAGTGGAAGCCGAGATGAGAAAACGGAGGAACTATTTTTCCGTGGATGAGATTCGAAACGGTCCTCAGAAATCCAAGTTTGAACGGATCAAATGTCTTGAGCCCTTTTACAGGGGAGGTACGGTTTATCATGCAGCCTGGATGAAAGGCAAAGAATTAGAAGGTGAGCTTCAGACGGTGAGCGGGGACGGTATTAAAGGCAGGCATGACGATTTAATGGATGCTTTGAGCATGACGCTTCCCTATTTGTATCCGGGTGCTTCGCCGAACTCACAGCAAGAGGATGAATGGGATCGTTGGGTACGATTAGCGCGAGAGAATCAAGGTCGGCACGAAGGGTTTTTCAATTATGGTTCGTGAGTGCAGTATTTGTTTTGTGAGATGTGATGAGTTACCTGTTTTGACGTTTTTCTTTTTACAGGACAAGCCTAGTATTTGTGAAAAGTGTGTGGCAAAATTTTTTGGGATTGATGGTCATTGGAAGAAGGAAATTTTGAAGGATATCCAATCTCATGCGGTACGAAATTAAAAAAGGAAAAAATTTAATGGCAAAGACAGATCTATATAATAATAAAGAAGAAACAAGAACACCGAAAGGGGAAGCCAAGGATGTGGGTCTTTGGTTGGAAAGGATCAGTATCGGTAAAAAAGCGCAGGAACAGTTCAGCCAAGATTCTGGTGCGGATCGATTTATTAAGGAGTACAAGGGTGAGTATGGGATTGTGTTTAATACGAGAAACAAAAAGGTACCTGTCCCGCCCATTAATGAAGTTTTTGCTTATGTTCAAGCGGATATTGCCTCGACTTATAATCGGGATCCTTATATCACGGTCAACGCCGAAGCAGGCACGGTAAAAGGGGCTGCGATTTGGGAGGTTATTCTCAACTATTGGTGGAGAAAATTAAAAATCAAGGAGGAGTTGGAATATGAGATTATTGACAAGGACTTGGTAGGATACGCCTGGCATAAAGTAGGTAACGAGGTTGATGTAAAGATTAATGCTGACGGAACCCCAAGTCTGGACTCCAAACTTTACTCCAAATGGGTTCATTGGAAAGATATTATTTGGAATGTAGGCTCGAAACGGCCTCCGTTGGACTGTTTATGGATGGCGCAGAGGATTATAAAACCTCTTCAAGAAGTGAGAGATAAATATCCAGCGGCCAAATGGTTGGAGGGTTCACCGGATCCTCAGATTGATCAAGATGCCTATCGAAAGGCTACCTATAAAGATGATATTAAGGTCGCTATCTTATGGGAGGTTTGGGACAAACAGAAAAAACAAGTTTATCTTTTAGCTGAAAACCTAAAAGACAAATATTTGGAATCGCCGAAACCGTGGCCGGATCACCAAAAAGATTTTCCGTTCCGAATGTATTGGGATTTCGCCATACCAGACCGCCCTCAACCCATGTCCGCGATTGCTCCTTGGGAAACTCAGATCCTAGAAGAAATGGTTCTTATGGGTCAGAGTATTAATCACGCGAAACGCTGGAACCGTCAAATGTTTGTCAAGAACGGTCAAATTGACGATAACGCTTTGGATAAATTTGAACGAGGTGATGATGGGGCGGTGATAACGGTTAATGGGAACATGGATGAAACAAGTTTTAAGTTCGCTGATTTCGGACAATTACCCACCGATTTTTATCTTCTCATGGATAGGCTGCAGGCAATAAAGAGGAATATCAACGGTCAGCCGGAATTTACGAGAGGGGGTGTTACAAAGACGAACACAAGAACGATAGGTGAGCTTCAACTCATACAACAGGGCAATCAAAGCAGACAGGGTAGAAAAATAGATCGTCTTGAAACTCATTGTGAAAATATAGCTCGTGACATGATGGCGAACCTGAAAGCGAATTTTGATTTTGATGAAACCGTCAAGATTACAGGCGATACTCCTGAAGAAATTATGGAGGCGTTAGGTGATAATTTTAATCGTAATACAGGCGAGGTTAAATTCACACTTGACGATATTTTAGGTGAGTACGATGTGGATATCAAGGCAGGCTCTACGCTTCCTTTGGACAAACAGACACGCGCCCAAATTTTTGAGCTTATTTTACAGACAGTCGCTCAGATTGCGGGGCAAGGTCCGATGTCCAATTTTATGGCAACACTTATCGGAGAGATTTTGAAAGATTATGATATCAAGTCTCTCCGAGAAGCTTATGAAGCGGATCTTGTTGAATACCAAAAGGCAAAAAGAGAATCTGATCAAACTCAAAGCATCGATGAAGATAAGATGGAAATGGAAGCCGCGAAACGGGAAGCTCAGGCCAGACAAGTTGAGGCCAAAACTCAGATTATTATGCAAGAAGCCTCTTTGGGGCCTGTAGGCCGAGCGGAAATAGAACAGATTAAAAAAACTCCTATTATTACTCAGATAAAAGGTGAGAAAGAATGAAATTTTTTTGTAATGGGTGTGAACAGGAAAAAGACGACGAAGATATGGTCTATGTTTCCACCATTAATTTCGGTAAAGATCTTATCAGGTTCTGTAAAGGATGCCGGAACGTTAGTGTTTCTTTTCCTGATGTTTATTGGGACGGTAAACCGGAAGAAAATTTAGCCGATGATCCTCTAACGGGAAGGCCCAGAGTATTTTCCAGCAAAGGTGAAAAAGCTGCCTATTTGAAGGAAAAAGGTTTGAGAGAGGCTGGAGACAGGGTCAACGGATCCTATATTCTCAATAAGCATGTTCCACGTGAAACAAACGATAGGCACGAAGTAAGGACGGCTCTGAAAAAGGTTAGGGACATGGGTATTGATGTGAGGAGACAAGCCTTCCTTAAGCTCATGAAACAAGCCGGAGAGCGACGGGTATGATCCAAATTTCTGTTGAACAATATTCAGCTCCGATTCTTGATTTAAATGATTTACAAAAGAAGCTCGAAAAAATAAGATATTATGGTCAACTGACCCTGGTTTGGCAAGATGGACAGATCATTTTGATACGAGAGGAACGTACATTAAAGCCAAGTCAGTTTGATCAGCTGATTTAAATAATAAATCGTCAGCGTCATCGAAAAACGAAACGCTTCAATCTCTTCAGTGAGGTTGAGGCGTTTTTTATTTAGGAGGAACCATGCCGCGAAGCTATAAGATTAAAAGCGATAACAAGGACATGACTTTTACACCCGGCGAGAACGGCAGTCTCATTTATACCAGTGATACCACCCCGACACCCGTTTTTAATCGGGTCCCTTCGAAAACAGTTCCTTCTCCTTATGTCAGTGAAAAAATGAAAACAAAAAAGAACCGTATGAATTTGGGCAAGACATTGGTCGCTGCGACCAGAGGTTAATATGCCAGCAAAAATTGAAAAACAAAGAAAATTTTTCGGATTAGTACGAGCCATTCAGAAAGGACAAGCCGCGGGTTCTTCCAAAGTTCAGAAATCGGCTCATAGTATCAGCGCGGAAGACGCCTCAGATTTTGCGAGAAAAAGTAAGCGTCAAAAAATATCCAAGACTTTGATGAACGCAAAGTCAGGATACTAAAAAAATAAGAGGTGACATTATGGCAGATTTAAACGTCGGTAACTCGGAAACACCTTCTAGCGGCAATCTTAACGGAACCGCTAGTGTTGTTAATGAACCCGGCACTCCTAATGGGGAAGCGTCGCAAAGCGCAACCGGACAGGACACATTCATTCCGCAGGGATTGGATATCAATACTTTGCCAGCGAATGTTCGAGCCTATGTTGAAAAAATCAACAAAGATATGGTTCGGGGATTCACCGAGAAAACATCAAAATTAAGTGAGACCACAAAAGCCGAAGTCGAGAAAGCAGTACAAAGTTATCGGGATAAAGCGGATCGGTTTGACCAAATTGCAACACAAGAAGAATTTGTGAAGCAATGGAACGATTATGTTCAGAAAGTGACAACATCAGGTCAGACACCTCAAGCGGGAGATCCGAAATTGGCTCAACTGGAAGCTAAATTTCAGGAGATGAATGAGAAGATTCAGCTCACGGAATTAAGCCAAGTGACAGACGCCTTTGCTGACGCCTTGGACGATAAAGGGGAAAAACTTCATCCTGAATTCGATCAGTTAAATAGTATTTCCATCGGTAAACTGAAAGAAGGGAACGATTCTGAAGATTTTTCTATCCTCCGTGCTTGTGTTGAATTAGCGGAAGGCAACACTCCTCAAGAAAAGTTGGCCAATGGATATAAATCCGCAAAAAGTGTTTACGACTCTATATTCGAAGCTGGAAAAAAAGCCGGGATGGGACGTTTACAGACGAAAGTCATGAATGGAACCAACCCGCCTTCTCGTTCTGGTGGAGATGTTATGTCAGTGACTGATAAGAAACCGAAAAACGCCCACGAAGCTTTGGAGTTGGCTCGACGAGGTATTAGGGTCTCCGCAAACGAATAAATAGGAGATAAATTATGGCAGCCCCTACATTATTAAATTACGGTCCAGGCAATATTGATGAAACATTAACTCTGGCCATGTCGAATATGATCCCCGGAATTAAAGAGAACATCTTTAATGATAACACCGCCTTGGGATGGTTGTATTCAACCGCAAAAGACAGAAAACGAGGTGGAGCTTCACTTTCACATGGTATCCACTATGCGAAATCTACATCTGGTGGTTCTTATTCTCGATATGGACAAATGGATGTAACGCCTCAAGATAACCTGACCAGAGATCAATGGCCTTGGAAACAATATTATTACACTGTTTCCATTGACGGTTTCACGGAACGAATTGCTGGTAAAGGCGAATGGGCGATTGAAGACGCCTTACAAGAGAAACGAGATGAAGCAGAAAACTCGCTTAAAGATACTCTAGAAATAGATATTTTTAAGGCTAGCCCTGGAACAGATGATCTTCGGTCTTTGCCGAACATTGTTTTAGCTTCAGGAACAGAAGGTCAAATTAACGGGACCACTAATGGTTGGTGGCAGTCTGCCGTTGTTACTGGCGGTTCTTGGGCTTCTGGTGTTGGACGGACTCAACTAACCAACTTGTGTAACACCGTCTCTAAGCGTCTTCCGGTAGGCCCCGCCGAAGTCTTGATTTCAGATCAGACTTCCGTTGAAGCCTATGAAGGAACGGTGGTGTCTCAATATAGATACACCACTAACAAAGCGGATCTTGGACTGACCAAGCTTCTCTTTAAGGAAATTCCTTGGATATGGAGTGTTCAAGCTACCAGTGGAGTGATTTACGCTCTTCATTCTAATGCCTTGAAATTCTATGTCAACTCTGACACGGACTTCATGTTCACTGGATTCACCAAACCAGCAAACCAAGACGCCAAAGTGGGTCAAATCCTTTTTGCGGCTGCTTTGACAACTTGCGTTCGTCGGAAATTAGGTCGTTCTAACTCGAATGTAGCGTAAGGGGGAATTATGGCAGCTATTACTCCTACAAACGTGGTCCGAACCAATCTCGGTTCAGGTACATTAGTCACGGCTACATTTACAACAGTGGCTGATGGTGATACCTGGGCCAGCAACGTTTCGGCTATTCGAGCAAAATGGACGGATATGAATGGGAACCCCGCCACTCAAACGAGTGCGGGGTTTGCATCGACTTTCTCAGGAGGAACATTTACGTTTTATCCTGGCGAAGACGGTCTTCCATTTACCCTAAACTTCATTATTTAAGCTACGGGGGCCGGTGGCCGAAAGGTCCAAGCCAACCAGCATAAGGGAAACCTTAAGGAGCTATCATGGAAACACAGTTAGTTAATAGGAATGACGTAGATTACCTTCGGATCGCATTTAAGAATGTGAGTGGAGGTGGATCTATCACTACGGGCTATGGTATTGCTTTGGTGACGAGTAATGCCTCATTTGATGGTTTAGCGTCTGTGACTTCAACCGCAGCCACTATCCGTGATTTTCACGGAATTGCGGTTAAAGATACACCCATCAATCAGTTTGGAAAAGCGACAATCTATGGCTACGCGGCCTCGATTGTTATCTCCAACGTTGGCACCAGCATCACAGTAACAGGAGGAGACACCTTGAAGCCAGGCGCAGTAGCTGGCACATTCTTCTCTTCTATTACCGATGCCGCAATGACAACATTGCTTAATGTTCGAGTCGTGGCAGGACAAACCGTAACCATTTCCGCTTTGGGATGGACTTCGGGATTTGTTCGAGGCACGATGTAACATGTTTGAATTTCTGAAGAGACAGTTATTTGTTTATGATGATGAAGATAGATTCATATCCATTAAACGTCCCTTCGGAGATCCTTTGGAAGTAGACCGATGTGTTCGGGACCAGGGACTTGTGACCAACTCTCAAGCCTCTGTGTCCCGGCATGTGGGCCATCATATGAGAGGAGCAGGTAATATTAGCTTGTTTGAGCTTATACTTATTTGGATGAGGTTCATTCGATGAAACCAATCAAGGTTGTTATTGCGATTCCTAATATGGGTTATACTCATGTGGAAGCGTATGGGAACCGTCTCATGAATTTTATGCAGATGGGAAACCTCGCCACGGAAAGAAATTGTTTTCAACGGTTCTCAGATATCATTTCTGAAATTGCTCCCGACAAAAAAAACGAGGTACTCAATACCTATATTGAAAAACACGGCCATTTTGTTAAAAAATTAAACGAACAATTATTTGAGTTTTGGTTTTTAAATATAGGACGCATATTCACGCCTGCCGCAAGAGAAGAAGCTGCTAAGAAGGCATTGGAGCATAATATGGACTATATTTTTTTTGTTGATGATGACATGATATGTCCTGACGATCTTTTTTTGAAACTTTACCGTCATCATGAAGTGGCAGATGTTGTGTGTCCACTTGCTTTTACTCGAAACCCTCCCTATAAACCAGTTCTTTACGCCGCTATTGAGGGATACGACAGTATTAGTAAAACAGATTATTTCATTAATAATTGGATTATGAACTATCCAAAGAATAAACTCGTGGAAGTGGATGCGTGTGGATTTGGAGCGGCTCTTATTAAGACAGACATTTTGAGGAAGATCGAGCCTCCTTATTTCATGTGTTCGGAAGGCACCGGAGAAGATATCCTATTTTGTTACAAAGTTAAGAAAGCAAAAGGGCGAGTTTTTATGGATACCACATTTAATATTGGTCATTTAGGTCATCCCCCTATCATCAATGAGGAATTTGTGGAAAAATATAGAAATGAAACTGATCCTCATTCAAATCAAAGATACGGCGATTTTTCTAAATACAAAGCCTTAACAGTTTTGGGAGAATAATGAATAAGCCAATTACTATTATATGCCCCACTTACAATAATGAAGTTTATCTCAACCCGTGTGTTAACTCTATTATCAAAAATGGTATTTTGACCAGCTTAGCAGACCTGATTATTGTCAATAATGGAAAACAGGATATTGAAAGACATTATGGTTGGAATAAAAATATTAAGATTTTGAATCCTGGTAAAAATTTGGGATGGGAAGGAGGGCTTGAATTAGGTCTTAAAGAATCAAACTCTCCTTTTGTTGTTTTCCAAAATGACGATACTTTTTTGACTCCCAGCGCAGCCTCTTTCTATCAGCGTCTTCTATCAGCATTTCAGAATGATAATGTGGCCGCAGTAGGCCCTGTCACCACTTGCGCTGCCGGAGTTCAATCCGTTTATCATCCTAATTGTCCTATTAGATCGACGGAGGTTTCATATCTTATATTTTTCACTGTCATGATGAGACGGAAACATTTAGAGGAAGTGGGAGGAATTGATACGCTTCTTCCTGGTGGTGACGATTTTGATTTATCTATACGTCTGAGAAATAAAGGTTATAACTTGGTAGTAGATCCAGGAGCTTTTATTATTCATCACGGATTTAAAACAGGAGAGAGAGTGAAAGGCGATTCAAACACTCCCGGAGGCTGGAATTCCGTGGAGATGAGTGATCGAACCAATCAATATTTAATTCGAAAGCATGGGTTTAAAACATGGTGGAAAACACTTCGCGGTCTAACTTATAATGAAGATAGTAAGAATACGGATTTGGAAGGAGATTTAGTGAGAAGCTTTGTGAATGGCGATCAACGTGTTGTTGAACTTGGTTGCGGCTCAAAAAAGACGATAGATCGAGCTATTGGCGTAGACAGGATTCCGAAAGGAGAAGTGATCCCACACTTATTAGGGGCCATTTCTGTGGCTGACATTGTGGCCGATGTTCAAAACTCGCTTCCCTTTGAAGAAAATTCTCAAGATGTTCTTATTGCACGGCATATTTTAGAACATATGGTGGATACGGTGGGAGCGGTCAATAATTGGAAAAAAGTTGTTCGTCCTGGTGGAAAACTTATTATTGCGGTTCCAGATGAAAGAGTGACAAGCTCTATTCCCTTGAATCCAGAACATGTTCATGCTTTTACTCAAGAATCTTTACGAGGTATTCTTGAGTTGTGTGGTTTTAAGGAAATAAAAAGCGAATCTTCCAATAATGGAGTGAGTTTTGTTGGTTGCTATGAGAGGTTAAATTGAGAATTGCTATTTATTACGATATTTTGCCTGAAACAGGTTATCGCAACGACGGAAACAGTCTTTATACATGGGCTTCTCTAAAGAGGATGCAGGATAAGGGATTTTTGGAAGTAGATCATTTGGCTCCTAGTGACAGTGTTTCACATTATGGAAAATACGATTTAAATATTTCCGTTGATTGGGGAGAAGACGCTTTAGCTCCTATAATTCCGTACAAGATGATTGAAATACCTAAGCCCAATCTTTATTGGGCAAGCGACACACATTTGGGATTCAATTACCGTTTTGAGACTGCCAAAAAATTCGACAAAGTTTTTTGCGCTCAAAAACAAGCGGCTATTGATTTCAAGGAACGAGGAGTCGATGCAGAGTGGCTTCCTCATGCTTTTGAACCTTTTTCGTATCAAGACATTTCGACGGGTGTTCCTATCCCGTTTTCTTTTGCTAGTAAAGAGCATGATGTGTGTTTTGTGGGTCATATTAACTCGGATAATAGGGTGGATTTTTTGGACAAGATGTTTAAACAATTCCCCAATTTCTTTTTTGGACAAAGACGGTTTCAAGATGCCGCTAGAATTTATGCCAAATCGAAGATTTGTTTAAATATTGCCATGAAAGAAGACCTTAATATGAGATGTTTTGAGGTGATGGGTTCTGGTGGTTTCCTTTTAACAGACTACGTTCCTTATATCGAAGAACTATTTGAGGATGGGAAACATTTGGTTTTGTACCGTTCTATTGAAGAGGCCATTGATAAGGCTAAATATTATTTGAGTCATGACGAAGAAAGAGAAAAAATAGCTCAAGCAGGACTTGAAGAAGTAACGAGGGCTCATACCATAGATCATCGTGTAGGTAGGATGCTTGAAGTATCTTCATTAATAAAGTTATAGGAGGATTCATGAAACAGTGTTTTAGGTTGATGGGTATTCCAGACAAAGTTATTGCGTTTGACGCTCTTCCAGAAAGACTTTTGAAGGGGTTTGAGATGTGTCGTGCTGAAGGGTTCCCACGTCATTGGAAAGAATGGTTAGGCAAGAAAAAAGTAACTATTCCAATCCCGCCGGAGAAAGATTTTCTTACGGGTCAAGTTCGAAGATTTGATCCAATTATAGATGAGGATTGTTTTTTTTACATGGTTGATTACAGTTTGAACCAATCCGTTGAAAAATGGAAAGAGATATGTGATTTTGTAAGACAGCATGTTTCTAAAGATATTCGGTTAAAAGAAAAATTAGATGATATGGCTCTTCCTTTGGCTCCGAATAAGACGGATGGAGTGACATTGGAGCCAGAAGAAGTGGTGGTGATTCCTATCCCCTTGGAATTTCAAGAGAAGGCAGCTTCTTTGGTTAATGCGAATGGAGCTGAGATAAAAAAAGAGGCGGAGAAAAAAAAGTCTATTTCTGTTTCTTGTGACGAACCGGGTTGTAAGTTTGAATCCGAAGGTGCATACGCTAAAAATGCTTTACGGATGCACAAGGTAAAACGTCATCCGATAGAAGTAACAGTTTAAATTGAAGCCCAGCCTTGGGGTCATGCCCTCGGTGCAAAAGACCTAAACAGTCTGCTGGGCGCATTAAACGGTTGTGGAGGCCGCTAGGAGCGAATATGCTTTTAGCGGCTTTTTTATTTAAGGATCAGTTATGAAGAAATATGTTTTGATAGGTTTTGTTTTAAGATGCAGCAGTCTTTGTTATTCAGCTGCTCAAGTTTCAGAGGCTCCTGTTAGTTGGGCTCTTATTACACCTAGTATCACCGCATGTCGAAATTGAACTTATAAGAGGTTAAGATGGACTTTTTAACGATGCAGCAAGAATTAGGGACCAGGCTTCGGTTCGACTATACCAATACTTCTGATTCACCTAAACTTAAACGATGGCTGAACATGGCTCAACAGTACATTTGTGGTAAACAGAACTGGGGCTTTATGATGCAGGAAGAAATTATCCAGACTCTGCCGGATATAACAACAGGGACAGTTTCTATTAATGCTGGTAGCACTTCTTTGACTTTCAGTTCGGCCCCTACGGTTTCAACGGATGGTTTCTATATTAAGTTTTCAACAGCTAACGATTGGTATCAAATCACATCCCATGTAGCCAGTAGCACTTCTGCGACGATAAGTCCGGCATACGGTCAAAGTGATAATTTAACAGCGGGAACCTATACGGTTCGAAAATTACTTTATACAACTTCGACTCCTTTGATCCAGATTCTCGACATGAAACAATTAACCACTCCGACACGAATTATTAGTGTCAGTCCCCGCGAGGCCGATTTCTTTTTACCACTGTATTACGATCAGGGAGTGCCTTATTATTACATTATGAGTTCTTCTAATCAAATATCCGGCCCTACTACCACCCCAAAATTTTCTTTTATTTTGTCTCCTTCTACTGTTATGAACATTATGGTGAGAGGGATTATTAATTTAACTGATATGTCCGCTGATTCAGATGTGTCTATTATTCCTATTCAATGGCACGATTCGATTATAAACATTGCGGCATGGTACGGTTTTGAAGCATTAGATGATACGAGGTCTCGTTCTGAGCTTGAGATGGGCGAGCTGAGAATTCAAGATATGGCGCGTGTCTATAATCAGGATTTGGGTCGGCATCGAGTTATGCAAAGAGCTGATAACGATTCTAATTTTGGTTTGGAATGGTCTCTTCCTTCTAATTACGGTCCTTGGGTTCCATGACAAAACGAGGTTCTGAATTAGAAATAAATGATTTCTCTGGCGGTCTTCATACGGCGATTGCCATAACGGAAACCAATTTCAATGAAGCTTACGATGAAAGCAATATGGTTGTAGGTCCCAATGGTGATTATCTAAGGACTCGTTATGGGAATACTGTATTCAATTCTTCTGACATGAATTCAGGGGCGAATGTACAGTCTCTTTCTTATTTCAAGCTAAATAATGGGAATGATTTCTTGGTATCTGTTTGTGGAAATAAGATATTTAAATCTGATTCTTTGGATGGAGTGATGGACGATATTACGGGAGCCGTTAGTATAACAAGCGGAGCAAACAATATTTGGTCTTTCTTGACATTCAACAATCTTCATATTGGGTTTGGTGGTCCTTCTACCAATCCTGACACTCCTATTCAGTGGACTGGTTCTGGTAATGCGGCAGCTTTGACAGGAACTCCTCCGGCGGCTTATGGGGCATTCCAAGCCAATAATCGTCTTTTTGCTTTTAGGACCGCTTCTTCACCTTCGATTCTTCAATGGAGTACGTTGGGCAACCCCCAAGATTGGACAGGAACAGGATCTGGCTCTCAAACTATTTCTACATCGGATAACGATTCTATTACTGCCGCAGCAGTTATGGATAACAGTTTGGCGTTAATATTTAAACAAACCACAATTCATAAACTTTTAATCAGTCAACTTGTGAGTGGTGCTTTTCCAAGCTTTGTTATGTTTCGAAACGTCGGATGCGCGGGTAAACATGCGGTGGTGGTGGCCGACGGTATTTGTTATTTCATGACGCCTCAAGGAAAAATGAAAATTACCGATGGGAATCAAATC